ACCCGGTGAATTAATATGGAGATTAATGTGGGTGATATCGCCCAGTGCATTCAGATCACTGATAAACTGCTTCGCTGTAACACCCCAGAAACCAATCTCGTCATAAATATAAATATCCGCGTCACTCTGGTGACCAGCCTGCATCCTGAACCAGGAATTATTCTTCGGACTGGTCGTCGGTGTGCTGTGGCTCCTGTCGTTTCGTTGCGGCACTGCTGCCTCCTTTATCACTGGCCGGATCGGCATCAAATACCAGATCCAGCTTGCGGTTTTCATCAATTTCGGCCTTGCGCCGACGTTTGACATCATCCGGATTACGACCACCTGCACGTACCCAGTCTGATTCTGTCGCCGCTCCACCACGAATCTGGATTTTCCAGGCCTCAGCCTCCTTAACAGGGTCAATCCACGGCATCACTGGTCCGGAATACACCGCGGTATACAGTGAAGAACGGTCAAGATCGCGGGGTAGCCTGATAACACCGGATGCCACAGCCTGTTTCAGCCAGGCACGATACATCGGGCGGGTGACGGCACCAATAAACCAGTCCTGCAGGATCAGGTAGCCATCAGTAGACTCAACCAGTTCCTGACGCTGGGCGCTGTAAGTGCCGTTATAGTTGCGTGCCGTACTGGAAAAACTCAGACGACTGCCCGCCGCCACGGCACGCAACTGACCATTACGAAAAGTTTCAAGGTTAGGATTGGGACGATCCGACTTCACCATTCCGATTTCTTCGCCGGGTTTCAGATCGTCGTAAATAATGCCTGGCTGAATGGTAAGCTCGCGTTCATTCTCCTTGCTGCCATTACCATCCGGTTCATAGCTCTGCCCGTCGCCTTTCCGGATGTACATCCCCAGAGCAGCGGCGATCCTTGCTGCAGTCAGCTCAGAATCTTCATACTCTTTCAGGGCACTGAGGCGGATCAGCACACCGGACAACAAAGACGTCCCGCGCATCTGGTGCAGACGGCGAACAAATTTAAGATGCAGCATTCGCTCTGCATCCACTTCTTTGGTTTCCATCTGCCGCCCGGATACGGGACGGCATTTATACACCAGATATTTTTCGGGACGCCCCCAGTCATCAACAAACACGCCCTGATTCAGCCTGTTGCTCTCATCACTGGTCATGGGAATAAAGTCCGGCTCGAGCGCCTCCAGCCAGAAATGAACACCGGCAGAAGGCGTCAGGCTGTTTATGCGCCCGGAAACCATCTGGGCAAACACCTCACCATCGCGCAGCCAGGTACGCAGCATCAGACGTTCCAGCATCGGACGGGTAAACTGCCCGGTGACTTCCGGGCTGACAGACCATTCACTCCATCGGGTGCGTATCTCCGCTGCCAGATCACGGGCAATGGCCCCATTGCGTAATACCGGATGTGGCTCGACAATAATCCCGTTTTTCCCCACCACCCGTTCTTCCAGCTTGTCAAATACACCAATAACCAGATCGTGGTTGTTATCAAGGTAACGGGCCTGCTCACGTAACGACACGGCCCCGTACTGGCTTAACTGGTCGGCAGTTCGGTTCTCCCGTCGGGCTTTGTGTGTCCGCGTCGTTTTTACGGCCTCATAAGCCTGGATCACCGCACGGGAACGCAGCCTTGCCGCTTTCCATCCTGGTGAAAAAACGCCAATCACATCATCAAGAATTGCCATCAGAACCTCGCCAGCCGATACCCGGGATGCCCCCGTCGTCGTGTAATCAGAGCCGCAAGGCGGCGCTCCCACTCCTGCCGTCCCTGCCGGATCTCAGATAAGTTTTCCATGGTCATCTGCTGACCATTAAAGGTGACGGATTTTCCGTCCAGCACCGCCATTTCAGCTTCCGTATAACGCTGAATCATGGCTTCGATATCATTCTGGTTCATAACCATCCTCCGGAAGTCAGCCAGGGGTTAACATCGTCAGTTACTGTTTTCTTCCGTTTTTGTTTTTTAACAGGCGTGGATACCGGTTCCGGTGAGGATGACGGTTCGGTACTGTCCGGGACACACTCCAGCCAGGTTTCCCGGCTCGCCCACTCCGGTGCATCCGGCCAGCGGATCTTTTCGTATCCATGCAGAATGACCAGAGCCTCGGCATACACCATCAGGTCAAAAGCTTCGTTGGCACCGCGACCCGGCTTACTCCATTTCCCGTCACGGCTCCGCTCTTCATACGTCAGTTCGTCGTAAAACCAGCTCCCCAGCCAGTCAGGGAAATGCACATAGCCGGGACCTGGCGAGTCACGCCATAACGCGTTATTTACCCGGTCTTTCAGTGCATCCGTCTGAAGAAGCCAGAGCGGCACATCACCTGCGGCCTGCGCCCGTCGGCCCGTTCGTCCGGTGTTATCAGGGAATGTACGGGTGATCAGTTTTGCGCGCCGGATGCTGTCGCCCTTAAACAGGTAAATACGTTTACCAAGGCCATCACGACGGCAACGACGCCAGAATTTATAGGCATTATCAGTGACCCCGTCTTCACCGCCGGAGTCCACCGCCATTGCCATCAGTCGCATTTGTTGAGAAGGATCGGAGGCCAGCGGCCAGCTTTTATGAAAAACATCTGTCAGCAGGACATCCCAGTCTTCCGGATAGCTGGCCGGATCAATTCGCTGGCTCTCCCCGTCGCTGTCACCGCGCAATGACTGCGTGATGTTGTAACGATCAATAATCCAGCGTTCGCCACGGCTGCCATAGCCCGTTACCTGAACCACAAAACGGCGATGACGTCCCGCCTGCACATCCACTGTCGCCACAAGAAAATTAACGCCATCCGGCACACTGCGGGAATGAACTGGCTCTGCCCGCTGCTCAAGCAGTTCACTTTTTCGTTGCTCCATGCTGGCGCGGGGAAGATAAGGTAATCCCCAGTCGGTGTTGATAACCGCCCTGAGTGTTTCTTCACTTCCTGTCGCTTCATACTCCTGTTCTGCAGTCAGTAATTTGTAAACCAGTTGCGCCCAGGTCTGATACGCAGCAGCTGGCCCTTCCATCCAGAAACTGGCGATACGGGAGCGGCGCGGTTCACCGGAAACGTTGCCGTTACAATCAATGACCTGACCTTCACGCAACCAGACTCCTGCACTATTGAGCTCACGCTTTTTCTCCGCAGTGATAATGCCGCTGCAGTGCGGGCAAAGTAGATACGCCGCCTCACTGGCTTTAAAGGGATCCGGTTCATTACGGTAGCCGGTCATGGCATCCATGGCTGGCTGAAAATATTCACCGCAGTGCGGACATGGCCAGTACCAGCGGCGGCGGTCACCACGATTGTAAAGGGAAAGAATACCAGTCGTCGGTGGCGCTTCATGAGGCGACTTACGTCGCCATTTGCTGTCGCAGATGTCACGTCCCGGCGAGCTCTCCACCAGAGTCATCCCGGAGGACATAAATGTGGTGGTACGTTTTGAGGCCAGGGAGAAACCATCACCCTCGCTGTCGATATTCTCCGGAAAACGGTCGTAATCGGTTAAGGCGACAAACCGGTAATCCGACGACGACATAATGTTGACCGAGGGCCAACCAATTTTAAGGAACGAGCCATCCCTGAACGTCTTATCATGGACATTATTGTCATTACGACGTGGACTCATTCTTTTCTTTACCGCCGCACTGCTTCTGAACGTTCTGTCGAGGCGCTTTTTTGAATGCTCGCGGGCCTTATCTTCGGTCATCTGCACAACGAGCATGTCCGAAGGATCGCAAACGATGGTATAGACAATCCATCCATCGATCAGACCAATGGTCTTCCCTGTTCGCGCAGGACCAACAAAAATCACCGCATCGTATTCACGCGATGCCAGGCAGTTCATGGGCTCAATGATGTAGGGTGTCAGTTCAGGATCCCATGGCACCGAGTTACCAGCCCCCTTGGGAACACGCATGAATTTTTTAACAGCCTCCGAAATCGGCATGCGACGTGGTGGAGAAAATCCTGCCGATATGTCCCTTCCCAAATTTCGGGCTGATGAAAAACCCATTATTCCTCCTAGAGACTCTCTCCTTCCTCATCAGGAATTAATTCAGCAGCACAAGCCTCGTAGGATTTTTCCTGAAGAGTGTATCGCAGGTCATCAATGGCCTGCTGTACAACGCCAACGGCCTGAGGAGTCAGGGCGCAATCGCGTTCAAGAACATCCGGAATTGTCTCCAGAACCTGGACGACAGCCTTTCTCATGGACGAATAGACGATGACTACTTCATCAACGGGGATGAGTTTTCGCTGCTCCTTTTCCAGCTTGATCCTTTCATTTTCAGACTGGTACCAGTCCTTTCTCTCTTTCGGCTCCATACGGGATGGATCATGAACAGAGTCTGCTGCCTCATGCTTCACACTAAACAGGGCTGGCCCGACATGCTGCAGGGCGTAAACGGGGTTCCCCCTGACAGTCGCAGCCACAGGAGTGTTGGCCGCGAGAAGCCGTTTTTTTACTGTGTCCCGGTGAAGCCCAAAGGCCTCAGCGATTTTAAAAACACTCCAGTAATAAGCATCACCGATCCCGCTCACATTTGACATAAGCAACTCCATCTGGCAGGTGAAAATCATGTTTATTTATATATTTCAATTAATTGTAAACTGGTCTAATGACAGGGAGAAAAAAATATTGTACAGGTAAAAAGAGAAATAACTTTTAATTATCAATAAATTACCAAACATGCTGCCGCCGCCATGGAAATGCAAAAACTAGCCTTTTTCCGCGACGCTCCCGCCCCGTGGCAGGCCACCCCACCGGAAGGACCCGCCAAAATGAGAGTGATTATCACCATTGCTGATGAATAAATTGATGAAAATCATTGAAACGCCTTTCAGCAAGATAACGGCGACGGTCGTTGTTGAACTCCGTAGCTCTGCTACTAAGGTTAAAAGCATGGCCATCTTTTGCCACCGGCAAATCTTCAATGGATTTCCCCTGCCGGTTTTTTATTCCTCACATTATCGCAGCCCCTCAGTGAAGGGCTGCTGTAATGCCTGCTCTTACTCAGTAACGACCGCGCCTTCCGGTAATTTCATACCGGCAAATACCGGACAGCCCGGGGATCGTTATCTGCAGCTGGTTAGCCAGGGAGTTAATCTCAGCGACCAACACTGGCTTCGTATAGCGCCATGCCGCCAGCCCTTGTCCACAGAAGCTCGCCATATCTTTTTTCTGATCAAACTCATGACACTTCATATTGAGCTGCGCACTTAAGCTGTTGCGATGCTGAAGTTCTCCGGTGAAGTAGTCATCCAGGACTTTATAGGCTGCATATTTAAATCCGGGGTTTAGCCATGCTGCATAATCATAAGCAACAAACTTCCCGCCATATGTTCCACCGTGTACACCGCGCTCAGTAAAAACCACAGATTCGTGTTTTTTCTCCAGCTACTTAATGCGCTGGGTGCGGATATATTCCTGCGCCCCTTCCAGTTGCTTCTGCATCGTCATCAACCGTTCTCTGAGGGTGAAATAATCCCGTTCAGCGGTGTCTGCCAGTCGGGGGCTGGTTGCATTATCCATGCTGGTGGGTCCGGTGGCTTCACGCACGGCTGCGGAGCAACTGGCATTGACCCGCAGGCGCTTACGACCAGCGGCAACATCAGCGCGCAGAGTTTCATTTTCAGTTTTCGCATCGGCTAACTCCTTCGTGTATTTTGCATCGATCGCAGCAACATCACGCTGACGCTGCTGCATGTCAGCGATGGTGGCGGTCGCCTGCTTCAGCTCACTGACTTTTTTATCACGCTGTTCTTTGTAGGCGATGGCGTTATCACGGTAATGATTAACAGCCCATGACAGGCAGGCGATAATGCAGATAACCAGAGCGGAGATAATAACGGTTACCCTGCTCATTGTTGCCCCCACAAACAGACTTCACGCTCAATCTCGCGGCGAGTCATCAGCCCTTTCCATTGCTTACCGCCAGCGTATGTCCAGCGCCGTAGCTGATCACATGCGCCTTTGATATCGCCCTGGTTTATTTTGCGAAGAAGCGTCGATGTTCTGAAATTGCCAGCGCCCACGTTGTAAACGAACGAGTAAAGAGCGCCGCGCGTTGTTTCCGGTATATCGACGTTGATGTACGGGTTAATTTGTCTGGCGACCGTGGCAAGGTCTTTATTCAGGAGGGCTTTGCATTCTGCTTCGGTATACGTTTTACCGAGCATAATGTCTTTTCCGGTGTGCCCGTAACATACAGTCCATACACCAACGATATCTTTATATGGTATGTAGCTGACGCCTTCCAGACCATCGTTACCACTTGGGCCAGTGATTAACACAGATGCTATAGCAATAGCCCCGCCACCAATAGCCGCAGCAACGGCTTTTCGTAATGATGGAGGCATTATTCACCTCTCGCAGCCTTACGCTTGTCTTCTCTGATTTTGAAGTACAGATTTGTCAGGTAAGTCAGAAAGCCCAGAACCAGACTTCCCAGCACACCAATCGCAGCCCACTGTGACGGACTGACCTGATCAAGCCACTGTAAAAACCAGTAGCCAGCACTACCAGCGGATGTTCCGTAGGCAATGCCAGTAGAGATTTTGTCCATTGATTTCATAGCAACGCCTCCGCCAGTAACGGATTGCGTAGTTCTTATATTGGGAAGGGGAAAAAAGAAGGCCGCAGCGTAACTATCACTAATAAATTCAGGACAGCCAGTGGCTACGGCTCAGTTTGGGTTGTGGCGGCCGGAATCGAACCGGCTTCCATCGGTGCGCTGCCGATTGCAGTACGCGCGGCGGTCAGCTATATGACTAGTATTTTCACTATCGCCTATCTGCTAGCTCGCCATTGAGCTTCACCACAACGATAAGAGCACTGCGCGGCACCTTTCACCAATTCCGCGAGGTCTGCGGGTTCAATGCTCTTACCTGTTGTGCAGAAAAAAAACCACACGGCAGCGAGTTTAAGCTGTGTGGCGAAGTTACCTCTCTTCACCAAGTATTCGGTAATAAAATAACTTGTGGTGTTCTCGTTTTTATGCCGATAAAATAAACGGTCCACTTTCAAATGGAGCGATTCATGATTTTTCTCAGAACTGAAAACGGCATCGAGAAACTTGAAAACTGGGAGGAAATTATATCCAGACCAAACTTTGTCACCACTATAGACAAAGGAGTTCAACAACTTGAGGAGATAATTGGTTACTACAAATTTAAAGAAGAAATCCACTGTGGTCTAACTGGTTGCAACCAACCACATCAAATGGGTTATATTGTAAAAACATCTAGTGGCATTGAAACCAACATCGGAAATAAATGTGGTAAAAACGAATTTGGTGTGGAATTTGGTGAAAACGTTCTTAGTTTCAATAAATTTATGCAACTCGAAACCAATCGGGAAATTATTAGCACCGCAAAAAGTAAATGTGAAGCGTGGCAAAAAAATATTGAAACGATACGAAATATCAAACCCACAATAGATTATCTATCTTCTACCATCGAAAATAGTAAAAATTCCAATTACTCCGGAAGACTTGGTGCTACAGAAATTCGTTTTTTGACCAAGAACCAGACAGGCCTTGTAACCCTTTCTGAAGTGGAAACTGATAAGAATACCAAAACAATTCTGTTCGCAATGAATGAACACATGCGCGAGTCTGGAGAGGCAATAAGTGAATTCTACATAGGAAAAGTATCATTTAGTCATGTTCTTTTACCAGAAAACAATCTTCGTGATTTTTTTGTTGCGCTCAAAGAAGATCTAAAAAAAATTCAGTGTATTGATCTACAAACAGCCCCAAGCCCAGAAATTTCTAATGTTGCCAAAATTGCCAGTTCAATCGAAGAACGAATCAAGCGATTAAAAAAACTGAAACATGAAGCCAGTAAATTCCTAACTAAAAAAAATCTGCGTCCCATCGCAAACAAAATAAAATACTCATCGACAGCGGATGAACTTGAATTCCATAATTTCGAACGCTTTTTAAAAGGGCTGAAATGATAAAAGCCCCGAAAGGGGCTTCTATCAAAATCATTTACGCATTATTCCGCATGCTTAAAAGAATACATGACAGATTCGGACAAAATCAAGTGCAATGTCGCAAAAACCCTAAGCTTAGTTCACATCATCACCAAAACTTGTCACATTCTGAAAAGCAATATCGGCCTTACGCTCTTCCTGGTGGCAAATGTCAACCAGAGAATCAAGAAACGGCTTCCAATTACGCGTCCATGTCCTGACATGTAGCTCGGGTATCCGCTTCAGTACAACTTTATATACTGTGGTAGACGGTACCGTGGAAAATCCATTTCCGCTGCAACGTTCGCAGATTTTAAACACTGGCACACCACGCTCGCTTGTGGCTTTGCGGTCCAGTACCTCTCCCTTTCCACCACAACGACACCTGGCACTTATCACTCCCTTCCCTTTACATACATCGCAAACGACTGGTACAACTTCCGTTACCTCTGTCCATTTCTCCCAGTCTGACGGTCGAACAGCACGGGAGCGACTGGCCCAATATGGTGCTTTACCCCATGGGTATGAAACCTTACGAATGACCTGCTTACGGGGTGTTAGTCCGGTACCACTGCAACTATGGCATGTTACGCTGGTGTCCGCCGATCGGGAATACTCAGCAAAAGCAAACTGCGCCAGTACCAGCATACACCAGCCAAATTCACCACCAGCTGCTTTACGCACATTCTTCGGTGCAATTTCCATCGCGTGACGCGCCAGCGCTTGGACTGCCATCTGCTCATCAGTCTTGCTGATACCGGCCTTCCCGAAGAAGGCCGCCAAGCCAAACCGTTCACGATTGCTGGTGGTACCAATAGCCGCCATAACATCGGTGCCTGTAAGACGTTCCGGAGAGGTTCCTTTCACATCGTCGCCGATATACATTCCCTGAGGACTGAAGTATTTTAGCGATGCCTCAAGCTTCATTATTCACACTCCCCAACCAGATTAAGAATAACCGCCGCGCCATTGTCTTTCATATATTCGCCCTTTCCGCTTGCCAAAAACCAACGACACACCTCCACTGCTTCAGCCCGTGTCACCGGTTTGATGGTCATCAGCAATTTTTCAAGGTAGCGCTCGCGGTCATATACCGATTCGTGATGCTCAGAGTAACCATACTCATCGCCCTGTTCTTTAGACGCAGTGTGGCGAACACTGTAGAGCCAGTCCCAGTAAACAAACTCACGAACTACGTCTGACAATGTATGAGGCTCTGGCAGTACATCACGATAGCCATCAACATATGCACGACGCTGATCATCAATTTCATTCATACGGATGCCATCAATTCTGCCCGCTGTCTTCTCGGCTGCAGTCCAGCCCCAGAGATGATCGTCGATAAATTTCTGGGAAGACTTGATCACTCGCTCGGCTTCCACATCTTCGAGTGCTGCTTCATAGCTACCAAACGTAGCCCTGACTGATGTTGCTTTTTTGATATTCTCCCGGGCGATCCTGATTGCCTGTGCCGGGTTATCCATGCCGATGGTACCGAAAGCAATCTGGAAAGGATCACCACCATTCGCCAGCAGATAACGCGAATAGCGTTCCTGGGCCTCTTTTGGGGAAATTTTAATTTTCACCAGCGCAGCCTCAGCATCCAGATGTGCGGGTTCGTTCAGACGGATAACCTCCAGCACCCAAAGATAAGCATCAGTCTGCTTATGCCCGGTGATTCTCCGTTGCTCTGGCAGGGGCTTGATGTTTGCGAGGGCGGAGCTGTACGCTGCCGTCGGGATGGTGAATAGTGCTTTATGTTCGTTGTTATCAGTACGCATTACGCAACCGCCTTTTTCTTATGGAAAACCAGCTCTCGAACCTGATCACCGTTCATGAGCATATTGTTGAAATCATCGTGATCCGGCCAGTACACGCTCACGCGCTGCAGGTCATTCTTTGCCATCAGATTGGCATGAGCACATTCGCAAGCCGCAGCCAGCCCGGTGGCGCTGATAAAATTTGATCTGACTCCACCAGGACTGTTTCTCTGCCTTCGTCGACTGATGCTGATTTTTACCCAGCTTATTAAGTTTGCGGCTAGTGTCAGTATCAACGTCTTCACCTCGCAGCGGCTTGTGTCCACATTTCGGGCAAACATAGACGCCAGCTGGCTTCATGTAGTGGCATTGAGGGCATTCATGTGGCAGTTTTTCGGCCCGTTCCTCAACTGCGCGGCGCGCGCTTTCCTCCATGCCATCAGACTTACCGGGAAGATCGTCGTACTCGATTGAATCCGGATAACCCAAACGGTGCACGGTGCCGCTGTGATCGAAGATAAGGCAGGACGCTTTACCCGGTGCGGTGCGCAGCCCACGCCCGAGTGCCTGCAACCAGCGAATTTCGCTTTTTGTTGGCCTGGCGTAGATGATGCAACGAACGTCACTATCGAATCCGGCTACCAGAACGCCCACACTAACGATGATTTTCGTTGCACCGGTTTCAAAGCGGTGAATGATGGTCTGGCGCTCATCTACCGGAGTGTCGGCGGTCATTACCTCAGCGTTAACACCCGCCAAGTTAAACTGGATTGTCAGATAATTGGCGTGAGCTACGTTGACGCAGAAAGCGATGGTAGGTAGATCCCGACCATTCTCCAGCCAGTTCTGTACGATGTCGCCCACCAGCGTAGAGCCGCACATGATTTCAGCCAGCTGTGTTTCGTTGTAATCGCGGCCGTACTCAAGCGAAGATGTGGTTTTAACACCTTTCAGATCCGGCTTAGTTGGCGCGTAAAATTCGTATTTACTCAGATCGCCACGCTGGATTAACTCGCCGATGGTGGTCGGCTTAATCAGTCGGTCATAGTATTTGCCCAGGAACGGAGAAAACGGAGTACCCGACAGGCCAATCACCTTTACGCCTTTGCCGCGCAGACGTTCGATATCCTTCAGGATGCGTTTTTTACGCAGGTGCGCTTCGTCGATAATCAGCAGATCGATATTTTCAGGAAAAACACGACGAATAAGCGTGTCAGCGCTGGCAATCTGAATTTTCCGGTCCGGATCGTAGTTCGGGTGATCCGCCCAGATATAACCGATTTCATCTCCAGGTAAACCATACTGCACGAACCGATTAGCCGTCTGACCAATCAGGATGGTGTACGGAACACAGAACAGAACACGCATACCACGGCTGACAAAACCAGCAACTATGAAGGCTGCCAGACCCGTTTTACCGCTACCTGTTGGCGAGTAAACCATGAAGGTGTCGTTTGCCTTCCAGTCACGGCGCAACATGTTTAGCGCTCGCTCCTGTGCAAAATTCGGCGTGATTGTCAGCTGCATTGTGCTGTCCCCGCAGTGATGAGATAATAATTTTGTGATGTGGTTTTCATGGATTCCTCCTCACATGGCTGGTGGTCTCCCCAAAGGCTGCCAGCCCCTTTCCGAATCAACTCACTTAAATTTCGTCGCACGAATAACGTCAATTCCGTTCTCGCTATATCGAAGAGGGTGCTTACCATCCCTGAGCAGGACAAAGCCTGACATCCCCTCAGGTAGCTGAGCCAGCTTCATCAACGAACGGTTGCGGGGAGACTTCTTATCGACCTCAATGGCACACTGCTGGCCGTCTGATGATGTAACCAGGCAATCAATAAACCCTTTACGACCACCGCTAATGCTGATGCTGAAATTGCGTTGCAGATGGTATCCCTGAGACTTGATTTTTTTCTGCATCACATAATCGAAAACGACTTTGTCATCGGAGCGAATGAATTGCTCTTCCAGGAGAGTGATTAAATTTTGCTTCAGGTCTTCACTCATACTTTTTTATCCATCTTGTACTAGCTTTCTGGTACAGCCGTTTTTTCAGGGGTATCCCCCTTTAGATCGAGATCTACCTAACCTATGTACCCGTCTGTTGGAAAAGCCTGTTCCAGTGCTTCGCACTAACACACGGGCACTCCTCCCCCTCCCCTCCTCTCATTGAATTTTGTGCGTACTCTTTAACTAGTACAAAAATGCAATGAGATTTGGGATTCAGCCACCGGACACCTTTAAGCCCGGTACCAATCAGGAGCGCGATTGCGTTCCTGCCAGGGGCGGCTGAGTTGTATACCCCTGTAAAGCTCTGCCCTGATTTCTCACAAACAAGCGGAGCCTTGTGTTTGCTTCGTGCCTTGCTCTGTTCTCCTTGCGGAATGAAACAGGCTCAGCGTCAAAAGTGATTTCGTATACCTCCGCATATTTCAGGGCGACCTTCCGTCTCAGTGACGGAGGCAGCCCCTGTAACTGCTGCTGAATCCACTCTTCGTCTGCCTGGCAGTGCCTAGATGGCATCTCTGTCTGAACGTAATTCTGGGACATACAAGCCCTTCATCATTCGTTTTTCATAACTGCCGCATTTGTGGCTGTGTGACTTCTACGTAACAAATCAGGGATTGCATCTTCAGGATGGGGATAAAGATCTGGTCTTAACCCATGAGGAGTAACTTTCCATTCCACAACTTCACATACACGCAAGACGAAACGAGCAGGAATTGTTCTTTTTGAAAACCATTGGTTCACAGCTTGCGGCGTAACGCCTAGATTTCGCGCTATGGCATTTTGTGCAATTAGCTCACGAAGTGCGTCGTAATCATTTCCTTTCATCGCAACCCACCAATCTAAACTTTATAAATTCAAGATTACATCAAGTTTAAATTAACATGCAAGTCCACAAAAGATCGAATACACTAAAATCAAGTAAAAATTTATCGAAACCAAGTAACCAGCAAGGATTAACAATGAAAAACTTAAAGAGCACTGAAAATCGAATTACAAAGCTGCTACAGGAGAAAGGCTGGAGCCAAGCAGAGCTGGCCCGAAAATTAGGTGTCAGCGCACAGTCCGTACAGTACTGGACAACAGGAAAAACATTTCCAAGGGGAAACCGGCTTGCCCAGTTATCCGAAATAAGTGGTTATCCGCAATCGTGGTTTTTAGGAGAAATCACGTCACGGCAGTTCTCTTCAAAGGAAAAACATCAAGCAAGAACTGACAGTGTGGTCTTTAACGTGCTCGATGTTGAGTTTAGTTGCGGCGATGGAACACATGTCCGTGGGGACTTTATCGATGTAGTTCGCTCAATCGAGCTTGATCCTGAATATGCCCGTCGCCTTGTTGGCAATAGAGCATTTCAAAACATAGAGATTGGTAACGCAAGAGGAGATAGTATGGCTCCAACAATAGCCCCAGGAGATCTTCTTTTTCTCGATAAAACAGTGAATTACTTTGATGGTGATGGCATTTATGCTTTTTGCTTTGATGGTGAATGCTACGTCAAAAGATTACAAAAGATAGGAAGTAAAATCATGGTGTTATCTGATAACCCAAATTACCAATCCTGGAGCATTGAAAAAGATGCTCTTGAGCTGCTTTATATCCAATCGAAGGTAATCTCATCTGTTCCATTCAATATAAATAGATTTGGTTAATTATTGATTATTAAAGAAAAATTTACAAATCAAGTAAAAGAGACGCAGAAATCAATTTTTTCTTGACAACTCCATCAATCAAGATCTAACATCACACCATCAATTTTGACTTGATTTATTGTTAATTTTAAATTGATGGTGATTCAATGAAAGATCTGACAACCGCTGAGATATCGAACTTAAACCACTTCGAAAAAGAATCCTTTGCATTAAATATTGCAAATCTGGTAGGTGCTGCTCGTACTTTCCATTTAATTGATGGTGATCGCTCTAAAGAATTGGGGTTTGAAGTCATGGAGTTTGTTCATGAATACGCCCTGTCTGCTACTTATCCATTACATAATCACATAATCAACAAACAACCAAATAAAATCCGCACCCAACGCGAAGCCTGCGGCTTAACAACCGCCGAACTCGCCAGGCTGCTCGATCTCGATGAAGAAATTATCATCCAGTGGGAAAGCGGAGAGTACGAACCAACCATCAGCATGCTTATCCCTCTGGCTAATGTTCTTGGCTGTGATCCAATGTTGTTATTGACTGATGCTTATAAACAAAATCAGGAGGAAGCATAAGATGAAAATGTTCAAAGGCCTTACCAACGAACCGGAGACAGCTTTTCATCACATTGCCGTACTGCTTGAAGCGGGGTTAATCATTTCGGCTTCCGGTGATGAAGAATGTGATGAACTTTCGGATGATATCTTTTTACTGGCACAACAATACGCCAAAAGCGCATGCGATGCATTTAAGGAGCAAAGAACATGATAACTCCATTAAATATTCTTGAGGAAGTGGCGGCACAAATAAAAGAGAATACATCAATGCTTGAATTTATATTTAAGAATTCGCCCGACCAAGGAGAGACAGACGATTATTTATGCTGTCTCATTCGCTCCATGAATAAGACCTGTGAAATGGCTTACGAGTATATAGAAACACTACGCAACGAATAAAGAACACTCAGTAAAAAATCACACATAAAAACATGACGGCCTCTGGTCGTGGATTTCCACAACCAGAAAATAATGGTGATGCATGAAAAATAGAAACGCTTATAAAACCGCATTATTAATGGCTAATGCAGGATACTGGTCAGTTGCAATACTGTTTCTCAGAAAAGCATACGGGAAATAACAAATGGCATGTACAACCATTTATAAAGATCGTCGCCGCATGGTAACAGCGGCACTCCGGCGGATGCAACGTAAAACAGGTAGTAATCTGCTCGTCGTTGACCTCCCGGACGGAGAAATAACAACGATAGAAATAACTGAACAGTTCATGAACCAGTTGTTATTACGATTTGAGGGTCTTACCCGTGTTGAATATGGACGGACGGAAGGAGAAGCAACAATCCGTACCGCATACCAGAATGCCATCGGTATTAATCAACACACGGAATATCTCACTGAATCAGGGAAACTGATAGTGGACGGCCTTTTAAAAGAGGTTGTTGACTACGTAAAAGAGAAATATATCAGTGGAGGAATTAACTGATGTCTGATTTATCCCCTCTTATACACGAAAAAGTACAGATCATTATGACGATTGAAAATGGTCAGGTAATAAATACCCGTAAAGTTCACAATAACGAGATGATTGCCAGCATGGATACCTTCTTATGGATAGCAAAGAAAGCGGGATATCAGGTAATCGCTCCTGATCTGGAGGAAATCGGTGACATTAACAGCAATACGAATTCCTGAGTGGGTGCACCTGCAGGCGGTCCGTGTTCTCCGCCAGTTCAGAGCCAGACGAATTCATCCCTGTCGTATGCACGGCTCCGGAAACCTGAGTCTGAGGGTTAATCGCCGCTGGCGGCTGCTGTCCCGAGACGGCGGCCAGAACTGGGAAGTAATGAGCCATGAACGATACAGCAAAGTTAAGGACCGGAAATGAACAATAAACCTTCAAACCAAAAGGAGAGTATTGATGATTAATTCAACCATTACCCCTGAACCTACATTAACAGGCATCCGTTTTGGTAATCGAATTATTGGTTATTCAACTGCGGTTCGCCAGATCGACAACGGTAACTATGACAAACGAATTCCGGACGGGCTCGATCTGATAGCTTGCATTATGGAAGGGATTGAAAGCGGCTGGTTTATGCCGTGTATTGAAAAACAAATCATCCTATGGCGCTGGCTTGTTGTCGCCGTGTTCATTGCTGAGGAGCAGGAGAAGAACGGGACTGTCGATGTTCAGAATGACAAGGGCGGCGTAGATACAGCCGTTGTATACACAGGAAAACCCGGTTCAATCAGCATTTATCCATGGTCTGAGCGCTTCGCGCTCGCTAACCATATCGAGGCGGGCGCAATTGAAAAATACGGGCCTGACGTTGGCCAGCAGATGGCGCTGCGTATGTATCAGGACATGGTTGTAACTGACGAGAAATGCGGATTCAGGCTGTCAGCGATGGGCCGGGAGGGACTCAACATACTACATGACAGCTTCATTGAACTGATTCAGAAAGACGGTATGCCAGACATGCCGGTTATGCACTGAGGTGGACGAAAATGAACATAGTAACGATCAATAACAAACAGCTTCCGGCAGTCGAATATCGCGGTCAGCGTGTTGTGACGCTGGCGATGATTGATGAAGTCCACCAGCGACCGGAAGGAACAGCGCGTGCAGCATTCAACCGAAACCGTGAGCATTTCATCAGCGGTGTGGATTATGCCGAATTAGGTGCGGACGTAATACGTACGGACCTCCCGGAAGGAACATTCTCTAAATTTGCACCATCAGGGATTGTACTTTTTGAATCAGGTTACCTGATGTTGACGAAGCCATTCAATGACGCCCTTGCCTGGCAGGTTCAGCGCGAACTGGTTAACAGCTACTTCCGCACTCGCACACCGCTAACGGAAATCGAGATGATCGCTGCGATAGCCGCCGACGCTGTTCGTCAACAGAAGCGCCTGAATCATGTGGAAGAACAGCTCGAAACAGTCACAGAAGCGGTGGAAACCATCAAACGCGGAAATATGCGCGCCGGATATGTCGGTTATCGCCAGGTGGTCGCCAAAAGCGGAATGACTGATGCTAAGTGCCGCAATCTGGTCAATGCCTACAGCATCCCAACCGATACGCACGAATTTATGACACCAGATGGTCTTCTTTCGCGCCGGGCTATCGTGGAGCTGGAGCCATTCATGAAAGCATTTCATCAGATGATGTCAGAGGCAGAGCCACGTGGTACCCGCTGGTATCACCCGAAGATGGGGCTGTTTCAGGTGATTGGTTGGGAGGGTAAATAATGTCACTCATTACACAAAATTTCCGCCTCAATGCGCTGGCAAATCAGTATGCGGCGGCACTGCACAACCACATATCCGCCACCAGCGGTGGTCATTTCCTGATTAATGTCAATGGGCAATCCATACGAGTAAACATCATCGGTGGGGTTAAAGGCATCAGGGACTTAATCGATGGTTATGCTCTGAAGGCTATCAAAGAAAATTACCCCCAATGGGAAGCCGTTGGTATTCAACTGTTAAGCAAATGCGTTCGTGGAAACGAGCTGACGCAAAGCGGCAAAGAAATCTGGCAGAGCATGGTCAACGACATGAGCGATACCGTTATGGGGAACATGTAAATGAAAATCCAATACCAGGACTATGGCGCCGTAGCGAACATCGTGATCACCAGTTCCTGCCTGACATTGCAAAAGCATAACCGCGTTGTTGATGCGGTGCTGTTTAATGTACAGGGGATCTCTGAAAACCGCAGCGGCTTTTTCTGGGTTAAGTCATCGTTGTCAGGAAAAACACGCGACATCCTGCGCGCCTACAAAATCGTACAGCGGGAGGCAAAGTGATGAAGTCATTCCTCCTGTCCATACTGTTTAGTCTGCTGCTGGCGTCCGTCGTTTTCGGTACGCTGATTGAATATAAATTTTTAATGAATTACTGAGGTGCGGGGTGGGCAAGATCAAAAACCCAGTTGTACTTATCCATAAGCGAGAAAATAGTGACTCCTACGCCGTTACAATCACCTGCGGTAGCCAGAACTATCACGACGCCGTTCTGATGGCGTCGATGGAACTGGATATGAGTGACGATGATGTCGATACCTAGAGTAAAACAGGCTATTACATGGCTGAAGAAATCGAGCGACTGAAACAAGCACTTTCCGCTGCGGAAAATAATCTGATTGATTCCGAATGCCTCGTAGCTGAATTAAGCAAAGCAAAGGATCACGCATATGGGCTGGTCGACACATACGACTGGCAACGTCAGCGTCTCCACGCAGCCGCTGAGAAAGTCCTCAAATGGTGCAGACAAGAAGCTGAACACCGTACCGGCGATCCAGAGAAAGCAGAAAACTATGCGTGCGTTAAAGAACTACGCGACGCATTAACTTTTTGCAAAAGTTCTGAAAGCAGCAAGAAGAAAGGCCTGACTATCACCCTGCCCGATATCACATCAAAGGCATTCTGGAGCGGTACCGGAAAAAACGCAAAATTCCATCCGGCAACCTATAAACGCTGGGTGAAAGAAGCTATTAAACGGGATTGTGTTATTGCCGGGATCGGCGTGGAGGTGAAATGATGAATTGGCCTGAAGCATTCACCGCAGTAGGAGTTGCAATAGCGGTGGCATTTATTCTGTATTCGCTTTTCCGCTGGGGATAAAGGAATGTTCGCTCTGATTCAACGTGGTCAGATATACACCGATAGTGCTGGCTACCCGATAAAAATTATTCGCTGCATAAACAACACTGTGTTGTACAGAAGAATGGATGGGCGAACACAGTCGGTAAAAATAAACGATTTTAATGAACTGTTTGAACGGATCGATCACCAGGAATACCGACAAATTCTGGCAGAAACAGAGCAGGAAGCTCATCTGAAAAAATTACGAGCCATGAAAAGGAAGTAAAGAATGAATAAAGCATTTGAACGATGGGTCCACCAGCGTTACGGCAATCGCTATGACCTGACACGAGATGTTGACGGTTTCTACTGTCGTGAAATTGTGAAACGAATGTTTGAAGTGTGGTGCCACTGCCGTGGGCTGAGTGTTGTGTGAGGTTGGCATGCAGACAATCATCTATCAGATAACCCCCAGCAAATGGTGTACGGAGAGAGTCCTCATTGCATCAACAGGGCTAAAGCCTGGCACCATTGAGCGGGCAAGAAGAAAGTCATGGATGCAGGGAAAAGAATACCGCCATTACGCTGTAGAAGGTGATCCGGGGCACTACAGTGAATGCCTGTACAACATCGAAGAAATTATGCGATGGATCGAAAACCAGAAACAACCAGGTGCCAAAAATGCAAGTTCCGGTTAACCTGTTAATGCTCCTGGACGTCTGGGAGGTTTAATGAGTAACGCATCATACCCGACAGGCGTTGAAAACCATGGAGGATCACTCCGTATATGGTTTCACTATAATGGCAAACGTGTCAGAGAAAACCTCGGTGTTCCTGACACAGCCAAAAACCGGAAGATCGCTGGTGAACTTCGCACTTCCGTTTGTTTTGCAATCAGAATGGGGAGTTTCGACTACGCCGCGCAGTTCCCTAATTCCCCTAACCTGAAACACTTTGGTCTGGGAAAAAGAGAGATAACCGTTAAGGCACTTTCGGAAAAATGGTTGGACCTTAAGAAAATTGAGATTTGTGCGAATGCACTTAACCGTTACCAGTCAGTAATTAAAAACATGTTACCAATGTTAGGTGAAAAAAAACTGGTTTCATCCATAACAAAAGAGGATTTACTTTTCGTAAGGAGAGATTTGTTGACCGGTTACCAAAAGCTTTCTAATGGAAAGACTTCTTCCATAAAAGGGCGCTCAGTGGTCACGGTAAACTACTATATGACAACCATAGCTGGAATGTTTCAATTTGCAACAGATAATGGTTATACCTCAGGAAACCCATTTAACGGTCTGGCTCCCTTAAAAAAGTCCAAGGTAAAACCAGATCCTCTCACCCGTGACGAATTTATTCGTTTTATTGAGGCTTGCCGTCATCAACAAACAAAAAACCTGTGGATTCTCGCTGTATACACGGGTATTCGTCACGGGGAGTTGGTATCGCTGGCATGGGAAGATATAGACCTTAAAGCAAGGACTATAACCATCCGTAGAAATTATACAAAACTTGGCGAATTCACTCCACCAAAAACCGATGCAGGCACCGGAAGGACAATTCATCTGGTTCAACCAGCTATTGATGCTCTTAAAAGCCAGGCGGAAATGACCATGCTTGGAAAGCAACATTCTGTAGAGGTGAAGCAGAGGGAATATGGGAGAACTGCTGTGCATAAATGCACTTTTGTTTTTAGTCCTCAGGTAACAAAACAGCAGCAGTTGTCCGGACCTCACTACAAGGTTGACTCCATCAGGGAGTCATGGACAAGTATCTTAAAACGCGCAGGTCTGAGACACAGAAAATCGTACCAATCCAGGCATACTTATGCATGCTGGTCACTTGCCGCAGGAGCTAATCCTAGTTTTATCGCAAGCCAGATGGGCCACACAAACGCACAAATGGTATTCAATGTTTACGGAGCATGGATGAAAGACAACAATCACGAACAGATAGAACTCCTTAACAAAAGACTATCTGAAAGTGTCCCATGTATGCCCCATAAGAAAGTTGGGTAA